TTTTAATCTGTTTTGTCTTTCAAAATCAGCTCTTTCTTTAGGAGACATTGCATTAATTCTTTTTCTTTCTGCGATTCCTGCGTCAACTCTATTTTTCAGTCCATAAGCAGTAGCACCAATGACGGCACTTGGTACAAAACCTAAACTTGCTAAAGCAGGTAACGCTCTTGTAGCAGCATAACCTCCACCTAACCCAAACGCTGTTTGTCCAATAGGGTCTTCTATACCCAAACCTTGTGCAACTTTTTCACCTGCAATATATCCCCCAGCAGCTGGTAAATTAGCAATTCCTTTACCGAATCTTACTATTGGGTTTCGCATAAAATTTTGCATTCTAGTAGGTTTTGGTGGACCAAATCTTTGTGTATTAATTGGTGAAAATACACCCTGTCCTGGAATAACTCTTGGTGTAGGTGAACCAGTCGATTGTCCTACCATAATTCCTACGTTTGCATTAATAGTTTTAAGCACACCCTTTCTTAGTGCCTCTTTCCTAAACATAGGTCTGTTTAAAACTTTGTTAAGTGACATGTAAACTCCTATGCCTGTCCAGTTGGTTTCATACCTTGAAACGCTGTGAATGCTCCTATACCAGTACCAACAGCTTGAGCTAGTGGACTAGTTGTAGGTTGTGTACCCATTGTAACTTGAGAAGATGACTTAGGCCCCGCAGCATACAAGTTAGATAAGAACTCAGCTCTTTGGTATGGTTCGTATTGTTGTTGTAATGTAGATTGTCTTTGTGCATCAAGAGTTGCTTGAGCTAATTGTCTTTGAACACCTCCTGCAGCCATTAATTGATTTAAATCTGATTGAGCCATTTGTTGTTGACCTGCACCCAGTTGACCTAAAAGTTGACCACTTTGTAATCCAACTCTTTGTTGGTTTTGTGCAGCTGATAAAGCTGTATTAAATCCTTGTGCTTGTGCTTGGCCCATTGCAGACAATTGTCTTCCTTGAAGCTCTGCTTGTTGTACACCTTCTCTACCACCACCAAAAGCTCCTGCACCTATCGCTTGAGATCCCAATTGATTTTGCATTATTTGTCCTTGTCTTGCAATTTCACCGGTCACATAAGATTGGTATGGGTTTAAGTATTGTGAGATTTGTTGTGCACCAATAGGTGCCGCTGCCTGTTGTACTTGACTTATACCTTGTTGAACAGTAGGTGCACCAATACCTGTAGTTCCTGCAGCTTGAATACCTTGTTGTTCTAGAGCACCTAATCCTGCTACTTGATAGTCTGGTAGGTCGATAGGTTTTTGCGCTACTTGACGCGCAATGTCCATCAATTCTAATTTTCTTTCCTCTATACCTGGTGCTTCTCTAACAATTTGTGTTTGAGTAGTCGGTGGTGCCGACTGTTGTCCTCCTCCTCCAAAAAAACTCATATTAAATCCATTTCTCTAGTTGCACGTGTTTCTTTTTCCATCCCCATTTTTTAGAAATTTTTTCCCATCCAGGTCTGGCCATTATACTTAATCTTTTGCATTTGTTAACAGTAGCAAAATCAGTTACTCCTTTAATAAGGTTATCTTCCCATAATTCTCTTCTTTTACCTGTACAAATAACAATTTCATATTGATTATAATTTGGCATAACACCAATTCTACCAACACAAATACCAAAAACTTTATTTTCTTCGAATTCATCTGAACCAAACATGATCCAACATTGCATAGTATCTTTTTTTAATTCATCCATAACCCAAGCAGAGTCAGCATATTTACCAGAAAAAGCTAAAGCTTCTGCAACCATAAATTCTGCTAAAGGCCAAAACCTTTCTATGTCTTTAGGCTCTAATGGTAGAATACTTACTAGAGGTTTAATTTGTTTTTTGTTCGCTGTTGCCATTTCTATCCTGTAATAAATCAAATACACGTTTGTATCTTTTTTGTTGTTCATAGAAATATTGGGCACCTTTTTCTCGCATGTCTTTCATGCTATTTGGATTAGCTCCAGCTATGATTCCAGCACCTAATACTCCATCTGCTCTTGTTACAAACTCTCCGTCTGCTAATTGAGCTAACATTGTATCCTCGTCTTTGTCTCCTACGCCTTCTCCGTCTTCAACATAACCTGATGCTCTAACATAATTGTTTGCATCGTTTTCGTCATGAGAAAGTTTTGATGGAAGATAGTTTACACCACCTTCGTTAAATTTTTTAATTTGTGCTATGCCACCTACTCTTAATCTTTGAACGTTCATAGAATAAGGACCCATTCTTGGATCACCTCTTCCTTGTTCTTCGGGTGCGTAAACTTTTTCGTATGCTTTTTCTTCACCTGTAGTTGGGTCGATGTAAGTGTAACCAGGTCTATTAGCTTGTAAGTCTAAATAACTCATGTTGTATCCTGGTGTGTAAATATCCGTTGGCCCTTGATCAAAAGCACCTCCTAAATAACTAGCTGCAGCTATTGCAGTTGAAACTTTTCCTGGACTGTATTCCATTCCTGTTCCATCAGCTTTTTGTCTTTTTAAAATATCTAATAAATTTCCGCCTTGTCCTTGATTTTGAGTTTGAGCAATTGTGTTAGCAGAAAAAGGAGCTGCTTGTGTTGGATTGTAAGCTCCTGGCAAACTAGCTAACATTGCTGGTTGACTTGCTGTAAATGCTTTGGTTGCCGCTGATCCCGGAAACATACTCATACCTGTAGAACCTAAAGTATAACCAGTATATGCTCCTGTTATACCACCTAATATTCTTCCTAGTCCTGATGCTCCTGAATCTTTTGCTCCTTTATACCCCTTATAGCCACCGTAAGCTGCTGCTATGTATGGTAAAAATGCTAATGGTCCGGCCATAAAATTAAATTCTCCTTTTAAGATCTTAAGTATTGAATAATACCATTTTACTTAGACAGTTTCAACTCGTCTCTAAAACAACCCTCATATTGATGTTCTCCCACATGTATAATAGGGTCATTGATGTAGACGTAGCATTTACCCCCGATGTCTTTCCATAGTTTACAAAATGAAAAATCTTCACCTAAATAAGTCTTAGTCTCAGGGTCGTGTATGCAATCAAAAAAGTTCCACAAATGAGGTCTATTTACATACTCACCGTTTATCACTGTCTTTTGAACTATGTTTTTATCTGGATACTTTTCTATCATTTTGTCAAACACTGATCTTTTTATTAACATACATCCTGTAGGACTATGAGTTACTTCCATAACACCATTATCTAATTTTATATTATCAGGATTCTCTACTTTCATAGGATAAGTATTTAACCATCTATGTATGTCTCCAGGGTTTTTTACTTCACCATTATTCCATTTTTGATAAAGCTTATCCCACATCATTGTTTTAAGAGGATAAGGAATAGAGATTAATTCTTTATCTAGATCTAATATTTTAATAATAGTTTCTGCTCTGAAATATATATCTGAATCTACAAATAACATATGTGTACAACTTGATTCCAAAAAAGCTGAAGTACATAAGTTTCTTCCTTGTGTTACCAAAGATGATTTTAATAAAGTAAATGTAATTCTAATTCCTTTTTTAATACAAAGTTGTTGTAATTCTAATAGAGCTTGTGTGTAATGCATAGTTACATCACTATGACAAGGTGTACAAATCATTAGACTATATTTTGATTTAATTACTTTCTTTGTTTCTTTTTGTCCGGTATCCGGTTTCCACATAGGAAGAGTGGCTTTTTCGTATGGGGTTACTTTAACTTCTTTTAACGTTTGGTAAGTGTCCTCATTTACTGTTTCTTTCATTCAAAGCTCCTTTCAGAAAGTTTGTCCATTCAATTCCTTTTTTATCCCAGTTATAAAATCTTTTGTAAAACTTTTGTTGCTCCTCCAGGTGGTCTTGCATAAAACTTTCATGTAGATAGTCAGCTGCTATATTAATTGCTCCTGCAGTATCTTGTGCCATTTGTTCATAATTTGTTGAGTAATTAATGTATACAGGCCACTCTGCACATGTTTCATACAAAGCTCCAAAGTTATTAGTAATAACATGTACACCAGAAGCTAATGCTTCAAGTGCCGATGCACATGATGTTTCTTCAAATATACTTGGGTATACAAACATATCATAACTAGGCATCATTTCTTTTATATATTCATGGGGTTTGTAACCAATGTAATTTACATTAGGTAATTTTTTAGCTTGTTCATATAGCGCTTCAAAATCTTTTTCAGTGTTCTTTTCAAATTCAGATCCATAAACTTTACATGAACTATACACATCTAATTTTATATTAGGGTTTTCAATTTCTTGCATAGCACGTAACAAAACATTTAAACCTCTCCAAGGTGTGCAATGATGTATAAGTTTTATAGGACTTCCTCTTTTGTATTTCTTTCTTATTGGAAAATTATCTATACCGTTTTTAATTACTACTGATCTTTCAGTGGGTATATCAAAAGCATATCTGAATTTCTCATAGTTCCAATGACTATTAAATACATACCAATCATACTCTTCGTGTCTTTCCTTATCTTTAAAAAATTTTTGTAGGTTAGGTTGATCCCAAGAATTCTTTTGCCAAAGAATGTTTAATTTATCTGGGTCTAAAGGTACTTTTCCTGGTATTGATGTGCAAATCTGTACTTGGTCCAATAAATCTTTTGAAACATACTTATGGAGCATCTCCATTTGGATTTCTGTTGCTCCTCGAGGTTGCATTATTTTTTGGTGGCAGCGCCCATAGTAACTTTAGTAACTTTAATTTCAAGGTCTTGTCTAAAGTCATCCACAGTAGTGTCAGTATTGGGATCAGCAACATCAGCATCAAAATCATCTTTACTAGCATATACTTTACCAGTCCTTTTATGTTTAACAATTTCTTTTGCTTCTGCTGGTATTTTAATTATATCACTCATTTTTGTCTACGTCCTTGTCTATTGTATTTTTTATTGTGTTGCAACTTCTTTTTTTTATTAGCGCTTTTAACATGTCTTCTAGGTCTTTTCCTAGGTTTATCTCTTTCAACAAAATCTTTAAATTTTCTAGCCATTTTCCTGTGAACGATCTATTAAAGCATAGCTAACAGCTCCTGTAATTTGATTAGCAGTATCTGCTTGCACTTTTAAAACATCACTAGCTTCTAAATTTAAACTTGAACTAACCATGTTTGTAAAATTTTTATTTAATTGAGCATGACTAATCTCTACATTTGACCCACCAGATTTTTGTAAAAAAGCATCAACATCCACATTTGATGCAGCCTGATGACTAGCTTGAAGAGCTTTTACAATAATAGTTGCATCTGATGGACACGTTAAAATAGTAGTCACATTAGTTGTAGTTAAATTGAATGTTTCGCTTTTGTATCTTATTGTCATTGCATAAAGTAATTAAATGAATCTTGTTCGTTTTTCAAGTCTTGTTGATAAGAAGTATTTAATTGGTTTTCAACAGTAGCTAAAGCTTGGTTAATTTGTCTGAAGCCTTCTGTGGTATATTCTGGTGGTGGTTCCGGTACGTATACGTTAATTTTAGCCATTATCCTTTTCTTCCTTTCCCTGCCGCTCCTGCTGGATCAATACTTCCCTGATTAGCGGCTGAAATACCAGCTGATTTTGGTGCAGAGTTACTTGCTGGCATTTGTCCTCTACCTGCATCTTGATAACTTACTTGTGCTGAATCTCTTTGGTTCATTTGTTTTTGTAGTCCTCTTGCTTGTGCCATATTTCTAGCGGCAGCATCTGTTCTTCCTTGAAGACCTCCATATTTTTGCATATCATAATAATCAGCTAATGTTTTTGCTTGTGCAAAATCAGTTTGTTGAAGTCTATTACTTAAACCACTAAGTCCACTCAACATCATTCCTCCAACCATACTTAAAGGATTACCTCCTGACAACTTATTCATAATTAAATTTTTTCCTAATGATTTTATTGAATTTAAAGGTGCTATTCCAACATTATTAGAATTTGCTTGTTGAGGTTGTTGGCTCATGACAAAATCCCTATAGCTTTCATAATTTGGGTATGTTGCTTGTAGACCTCTATTTGTACTATATTCTTGAAAAATTAAATCTTCATTCATTATCTTCTACCATCTGGGTTAACATCAGCTCTAAAGGTTCCAAACCTCCAAGTTTCATTTACTGCTGTGTTTTGTATTTTAATATTTGCAAGTCTTCCTCTAGCTCTTGTATCAATTTTATCTGTAGTAGAGTTTATAGTAAAAGGTCCTAATTGTGAAGAAGTTCCAGAGTCGATAGGAAAATTTTTTAAAAATATAGTTACTATTGCATTTCCTTGTAAATTTTTAAAATCTGGCAAAAACCTACTAACTCTTAACATGTACTGACCATCACCTTCAGTAGGTAGATCAAAATCTCCTGATTGTATGTATGCAGGTATTGCAGTTTCTGCGCCGTTCAAAGATATTTCATTGTTACCTACTTCATGAGCATAGTAAGTAGTTGAACCAAAAGTATTTGTTGCTCCACTTATGTTTGAAATTGTTGGTATAGCAGTTGAGTTGTATTCTGTTGCGTAAGGTACATCGTATGTACTTGCATCTGCATAAGAACTTCTAGCAAGTGTCATAGTAGACCAAGTATTTTCTACATAATTATAAACTACAGCTCTGTTGTTTTGAACCGCTGGATTTCCCGAG